GGTCCAGCCAAACGTATGGCTACGGTGACAAAAGAAACAGCGGCTTTAGAATGAGCGACATCATCAACGTTGTAGTAACTGAACCACCGACTGAAACTATTTTAGTAGAAGTCCTAGACACTGATCCAACAGAAACTATAACCGTAGTGGTTTCTGAGGGGACGTTGATTCCAAATGAGCTATTAGATGCGCATAGAGCAGAATCTTCACCGCATACAGTGTACGATGATATGGCCGACTTGGGCATTATCTTTGAGAATGGACTAATCTAATGTCACTAGCAATAAACATCGCAAACTTAGCAACTCGAATTGGCACAGAATTTAAAGCCATTCGAACGCTCATCTCCGGATCAGCCACTGGCAATATTTCGGGGTTGACCACAACCGATAAAACTTCTTTAGTCGCGGCCATCAATGAGCTTAATGCTGGTGGCGCAAGCGTTGATGACGCGTCAACTACCGTCAAAGGCATTATTGAGATTGCCACACTTGCTGAGGTTACGACCGGCACAGATACTACGCGTGCAGTTACACCAGAAGGTGTTAAACAAGCAACTGAAGCAGTTCGTACGGCTATACTTGGCGCTGGTGTCCCGGCGGCTTTAGACACACTTGACGAATTAGCCGCGGCACTTGCTGACGACGAGAACTTTGCGGCAACAATGGCGACCTTTATAGCAGACGTTGGTAGCACAACCACCAACTTTGTTACCACCTTTGAGACTGGATTAACCTAATGAGTTTGGCTACACAAATAGCAGCTTTGGCTACTAGGGTGGCCACAGAATTCAACACACTTAGAGGTGAAATACCCGTCCCTAAATGGACCGAACAAGATCGCCACGTTACCGCTTCATCAAATGATTGGCCGACGTTCACGTCAGTTCCAATTGCGGATTGGTACCGTTTGAGTTGGTTTCGTGATGCTGGTACGCCAGCCGGAAGTGGCGGTTTAGCCAGGAATCTCTTGTTAACCTTAGACTCCGACTCTACTTCTGGTAACTACTTTAATGCCGCAACCTCAGCTACTTCCATTACTGTGGCCGCCTTTGGACAAGGGGGCGGAGGTTTTGGCGAACTCGTCTTTCGTCGGGTGCAGTATACATCCACGATCCACGGCGCAGTCGCGGAATCTAACTCGGCTGTGTCTACTTCTTCTGGAGCTAACACTAGAGTCAATTCGGCGCATTCCTACCGAAAAGCAGCGGGAGGAGTCCCCGACTTGTCTTCTTGGGCTATAGCATCATCAAACAACGACGCCTGGGCGGTCGGTTGGACGTTCATTCTTGAAACTGGAGTGGACCCGTAAAAGCAATCAGCCACGTTTAGTCAAAATAGAAGTAGATTTACACTAAAGTTTAGGAGGAGTAAACGTGACCGCTTTAACATGGGATGATACTGGCGCTAGATTTTACGAAACCGGGGTTTATCGAGGCGTTTTATACACTCCGGACGAACTGGGGGTATATTCTAATGGTTTTGCTTGGAACGGACTCATCAACATAGCCGAAGCACCTTCTGGTGGAGAAGCAACTCCAGTTTACGCCGATAACATAAAGTATTTGAACATACTTTCGGACGAACAGTTCAACGCAACGTTAGACGCATACACATATCCCGATGAGTTTGCCCCATACGATGGAGTATATGAGCCTACCGACGGCTTATTGATTGCCCAGCAACCGAGAGACTCGTTTGGTTTGTCATATTGTACTCTCGTTGGAAATGATGTTGAAGGAACCGACTATGCGTACAAATTACATTTGATCTGGAATGCAACTGCCGCGCCATCGGCAAAGACATTTTCTACAGTCAACGATTCTCCTGAAGCGATTACGTTTAGTTGGACAATCAACACAATTCCGGTAGTCGTCACAACCGAGATTCTCCCGACTCCAGCAGCCCCAACGGCAAGCATAGCCATCGTTTCAAACAAGGTAGACCCGGCTAAACTCGCAACATTTGAGGCAATCATCTATGGCGATGAGAGTACTCCGCCAAGATTGCCGACACCAAACGAAGTAATCGAGCACTTCATGGGCACGCCAAGTCTTATTGTGGTTTATGTTATTGAACCGACGTTTGATGGGCTTACCGGAGAGCTCACAATACCAACAGTTACTGGACTTGTGTATAAAATCGCCGGTACTCCAGTAACAGGAACGTCGACATTAGAGCTAGAAGAGACGGTTACTGTCGATGCTGAGGCTTTACCAGGGTATGTGATCCACGCCGGAGACCCGACGTCGTTTACATACACGTATACCGGAGGAACAATAGTTTATCCACGTTCTCCAGCATACTTTAGTGAGTCTAACGAGATTGTCATTGAAGACTACGACATCGACCTTGACGGCGCATTGTATACGGTCTACAAAATTGATGGTATTGAAGTTTCGGGTGTAATTCCACTAAGTCCATCTGATGTTGTAGATGTTGTAGCGACTCCACAGTTTGGGACGACCTTCCCCATACCAATGCCATCAATCACGTATACTTTTGAATACGAAACTGATTTTGCTGGATTAACAGAAGTCGAGCCTCCCGGTATTGGTATTTCTGGAACAACACTTACGCCATTAGCCGCGCTTCCCGAATCAATGTGCTTTGTCAATGGTATTAATATGGAATTCAATTCTATAGAAAGTTATACGATGGTTCCTGGCGAAGTTATATTGGCGCAGACACGTCCTGGTCCAGGATACATCTTTCCTGAATTATTTGGTAACGAACGGTTTAAATACCTTCGCAACACGGTATACGTTTGCGATGAGGTCGATAGTCACATTACCTCATCAGCAAATTACCCATGGTAAAGGCCAAGTATGCTTACACTGTTTGTCCCCGGCGAAGAGTTCTTTAACGACCTTACCGAAGAGTTTGTCTCTACTGAAGGGTTCACTTTAGAGCTCGAACATTCTTTAGCGTCTTTGTCAAAATGGGAGTCGATTTATGAAAAACCGTTCTTAGGTCCTGCTGAGAAATCCGAAAAAGAAACTTTGGCCTACATCGAGACAATGGTAGTCTCAAAAAATCCCCCGGAAGATTTTCTGAAAAAGCTTTCGCAATCCAACTTTGATGAGATCAATAACTACATTAACTCTACTCAGTCGGCAACAACATTTCGAGCGGAAGCCCGGGGATCTGGTCCTAAAGAGATCATCTCGTCTGAGCTAATTTATTTTTGGATGGTGTCTTATCGCATTCCATTTGAGTGCGAGACTTGGCATTTGAACCGATTGTTTTCTTTGATCCGGATTTGCAACCTTAAGAACTCAAAGCCTAACAAAATGTCTAGGCGAGATACTGCCGCGCAGAATCGTGCACTAAATGAACAGCGACGAGCCAGTCTCGGTACCTCGGGATAAGAAAGGAGTGTTATGACCGCTTTAGTCTGGGATACTCCAGAAGAAATCAACTACGAAAAGGGTGTTGAAAAAGGGGTAATATACACCGCTACCCAAGACTTTGAAATTTGGTCTACACCGTCGATTTTTTGGAAGTCTGCCGCCTGGTCTGGTCTGGTCTCAGTTACAGAATCTGATCCAGACGCTGGTGTTACTGAAGTGTTTCTCGATGGCCGAAAGACGTTTAATCAAAGAAATCGTGGCGAGTATGCCTGCGAAATTTCCGCATTTAGCATACCAAAAGAGTTTGCTTCGATTGCTGGATACGCTTCCCCAAGACCCGGGTTTATACTTACGGGGCAACCTAGATCTCGCTTTCATTTTTCTTATCAAACGCGGGTTAACAAAAACGACTACAAAATACACTTAGTTTACAACGCTTCTTTGGTAACTTCTTCATTTGGTAGTGAAACTATATCTGACACGGTAACCCCTAATGTGTTGAGTTGGTCGGTGTCTACCATGCCGCCCTTTCCCGAGTCTCCCGGCTTTAGCGTTTCCTCGCACTTTGTCCTTGATTCTAGAAAAGTGAATCCTGACCTCATGCCTATTATACATGAGGTTTTATATGGGGCAGAGGGAACCGCACCATGGATGCCGCCACCATGGGTAATCCTAAACCCAACGCCTTGAGAGGTTAACGTGACAAAACTTATTTGGGACCTTAGTGGCTCGCATCTGTTTGAGGCCGGTGTTGATCATGGCGTGCTATATTTACCCGATCGTTCCGGAGTCGCTTGGAACGGACTAACTAAGGTAGAAGAGCAGCCAAATGGAAACACCAATACGCCATTATATTTTGACGGTAAAAAATATTTGGATTTGAACGTTGTTTCAGATTATTCCGGTGCACTTGGCGCTATAACTTACCCCGACGAATTTCTTCAGTTTGATGGATTTATGCCGGATGCAAATGGGATTCCTGGGTTAAACTTTGACAATCAAGCTGCTGATATTTTTCATTTGAGTTACCGAACTAAAGTTGGCGACGAAGTAGTTGGGGTTAAACGAGGATACAAAATACATATTTTGTACAATCTAACCGCCGTGTCGAGCGACACAAATTACCAAACACATTCGGCAACTCAGACGCCTATAACTTTCGTATGGACGTTGAGCAGCAAACCCGAACTTGCAACTGGCTATAGACACACCGCCCATGTGATATTGGATTCAACCATCATTCGTCCCGACATATTAGCCATGGTTGAGGCAGTGCTTTATGGTTCAGAAGACTCAGACCCATATCTCCCACCATTAGACGACCTTATCACCTTAGTTCTTGGCTTCGACCGTCTTGTCATAACAGACAACATGGACGGGACGTGGACGGCCACTGGTCCAGACGAATATTTTGCGTTTGTCGATGCTGATGGTTTCGATTTGATTGCCGATACTTTGTTCCCAATCCGAAGGTTGTCGGTATATTCTTATATAGAATTAGCAGACCAAATCGACGCAGTATACGAAAACGTACCTACAGGAATGCTACTTATTGTTGGTAACCTAGACGGCGTTTGGGAAACTAACGGTACCGACACTCTAATACAAAATACTGTATTTGACGGGGTTGCTACATTTGGCTTTGCGGTTGATTGTGAAATGTCGTTTGAAGACACCGATGACTTGCAAGCATTTATAGACGCCGATGAGTCATTTAACTTGGGCGAAAAAACGTTCATACTGAAGCCTGGTGATTCGTGGACAAACGTCCCGAGTACCCACCTACTCAACATGACGCTTGGTATTTTTGACCCAATATTATCGACAATAACGCACTTAGCCACCGATAACGAATCTGATACGTTTCTCGTATATTCGTCCGTATTAGATTAAAGGAGCACGCATGACTACAGTCTCTGCATACACCGCGGCAAGAACTGCAGAAATTGAAAATGCCACAATTATTGATGGCGAAATTCTTGGGGACAACCTTGTCTTACGCCGGTTTGATGGCGGGACAATTGACGCAGGAAATGTGCGTGGTCCTCGTGGAGAAGACACTGCGATTCACCAAATATTGTTACCAGCGTTAAAGATGCTAACGAATGGTCCCGCCACCCCTATTAGTACCACTATATCCACTCCGCCAACTGGAGTTGTCGCTGGAGTAGATTGGTCTTCTGATGGACGATTTCTTGCTGTAGCACACGCAAGTTCACCATATTTGTCTGTGTACAGATTTAATGGCGAGAGATTGGATAAGATACCCAATCCGTCTAGCTTACCTGCAAGCGGAGCGCTGTCGGTATCTTGGTCTCCCGGGAGCCGATTCTTATTTGTTGGGACTACCTCAGATCCAGAGATTGTCATGTATGCCTTTGATGGGGCGACGCTGGACCGTATAACCGTGCCCAGCGACTTAGCCCCTGGGGCTTCTTACGGGGTTACCTGGTCCCCAAATGAACGATACGCAGCCGTAGCGCACGCTTCGTCACCATATTTGACCGTCCTTAAAGTTGATTCTTACGGTATAACCAAACTTGCAGACCCGGTTACTTTACCCACAGGGCAAGCATATTCGGTATCTTGGTCTCCGGATGGAACACTAATCGCAGTAGCGCACGCGTCGTACCCATATTTGTCGATGTACGAGATCGATGGCGTAGCCCTAACTAAACAGCCTAACCCGGTAACTTTACCAACTGGGACCGCACGCGATGTGGCTTGGTCGCCTACGGGTAAACATTTGGCCGTCGCACATGAAACTTCGCCGTATATTTCTGTGTATAATTTTGAAGTCGGTCTTACGCCAGTAAAAGTCGCCAACCCAGACACATTGCCGACACACACCGCGTTGTCGGTTGCCTGGTCTCCAGACGGAAGATATTTGACTCTGGTCACTAACGCGGCCGACACAATCAAGACATATTTCTTTGATGAAGATGAGTTTCAAACCGTCTTTGAAAACGCCGACACTGATGACACTTACCGGAACGCCGTAGAGTGGTCTCCCGATGGTAAATCAATTGCTTATGGCATTGTTCCATCGCCATATTTAGAAGTGTTTAAAACTTTATGCACATACTATACAGACGGTTCCTATGCAATCGCCTATAGATAATTCGGAGGGTTTTCTATGACCTTAACACGATTTGATTTGTTAACCACAGATTCGGAATACCCAAAGTTAAACCGGGGTCCTTTAGAAGATTTTTCCTTCGGGGGAAAAATCACACCCGCGTCTAGAACCTTTGGCTGGAAAACCTTTGGGCAAAAGATCACCGAACCAACACCAAGCTCTGGGTCCGTGGGGTTCATAGATTACATAAACGATGTCCACGCAATTGAATGGTCTCCGGATGGTAGACTGGTTGCTTTGGGTTGTGTAGATGGTGTATTTCACATACACGCATTTAATGGGTACAAATTTTCTGTCGGAAGCAAACAAGTTTCTACCTCAGCTCTAGGCTCGATAGGTCCAGTTAAATCATTAGCTTGGCGTTACGACGGATCGGCTTTTGCGGTCGGAATTAGTAACCCACCGTATTTAACAATTTGGGACACAACAGATGCCGGAGGAGCAATTCCAATAATTAATGAACTTGATTCACCGGCTACGGTACCTACTGGGCCATGCCGAGGAATGCACTGGTCGCCAGACGGAAAGTACTTAGCATGTACAAGCGATGTCTCGCCATACATGCTAGTATATTCGTTTGATGGCACGGATTTAGTTAAGATAGCCGACCCGGCAGTTCTTCCGTCGGATGCCGGTGACGAAGTTATGTGGTCCCCAGATGGTCGATATTTAGCAGTTACGCAACAGGACTCGCCATATTTGAACGTGTATTCCTTTGATGCGCACAACTTAGTAAAACTGCCCGATCCCTCGGTTCTTCCCGTCGGTTGGCCCCAAGGGTTATCTTGGTCGCCAGATGGCCGGGTTATCTCCTTATGCGGAAATACCACGCCATATTTAGAAAGCTACCGGTTTGAAAACGGCGCAATAGGCGCAAAATTGTCTACTCCAGCCCCATTCACCGCAAATACGGGCGTAGCTTGCTCATGGTCTCCAGATGGTCGAATGTTGGTTGTTGGACATGTCGATGCGCCATATGTAGCGTTATATTACTTTGATGGCATAGGTTTCTACAACTTATCTCAACCATCTGATGATCTAACTTACGCCCCAAGCGAAATGGTGAGGGCTATATCTTGGTCCTCAGATGGCCAATACCTTATACTTGGTGGAGAAGGCGCGATTAAAACCATAACATATCGCCCAGGACTTGGTGTTATGGCCCCGGGGCCAATGGTATATTTGGCGCCAATGTCTAACACCCCATAATAAGAAAGCAGCAGCAT